CAGCTTGCAGTTCGGGGTAGCTAGCGACAAAATCTACAGCGCGTAAACGGACTACCTGATTGTCATCTTCATCGAAGCTAAGCTCGGTAACTACACCATCGATGTTCTCGCCGTTAGCGATAACGTAGTCGATATAGGCATTCAGCGGGAACAGCTGGCCGACACCTTTACCGAAGATTGACTTCGATGCTAGGCGCATCTGGTAAATATCGCCGTGGTTATTACCACCTACTTCATCAGGCAGAATGACTGCTACGCGGCGCTCAAAGCGGCATGCACGTGTGCTGCCTTGACCAGAACCCTTAACATTTTGAGGGCAGGTCTCGCACTTCTTCGACTGCGGTGCCTTGATACTTGCGTCAGGTACGTTACCGTCGTTAGTCCAGCAGTCAGGTGCAGTGGCTTCTGCGTTAGGGTCGTAGGCTTTGGCGTAAAAAGTACGCTGGGCTGTGGCTTGCGCTACGCCTACCAACACCACGCGCAGGGGAGAGTTAAGCTTACCGGCAGTATCGCCGTTGACTACGCGCACGAACTTACCGTTACGAGGGGAGATGCGCTTCAATCGGTTAGCCTTCATCAGGCTCTGAGTCAGTGCGCTAGGCGCTTTCTTTCCGACGACTGCTACATCACGATTCTTAAAGATTGATACGTCGTTGCTCATTTGTTGCTCCTTCTAATGGTGATTTTGTACTGACTGTCTAACAACATACCCGGTGGAAACTTATCGGGGTTCTCTTCAATGAACTGCTTCATGTTAGTCTGATGAATACGTCGCTCCAGTAGACCATACGCATCATGTTCTCTAACAAAGTTATACATCGAATCCCAATCGTTTGTCCAGTAACGAGTCGCTACTCTACGCATTACCGTACCTGCTGGGGTTTTGATACTATCGGCGTCGTTGTCCTTGCATATCTCTAGCAACTTAGCCTCGATTACATCCATCTGCTCTTCTAACTTTTTATCTTCCGCTTCGTATTGCTCTTTTAGTTCGGCTCTTGCGTCGCGTATCTTTAAGTAGATTTCAGATAGCTTACTTGCTGACCAGCTCATATGCCCTCCTAGTAGGTATACTTAGGGGCGCAGGTCACATCCGTTACTACATCAGTGGTTCTGCCTGAGACTTTCTGCTTCGCCATGATGACAACTGCACGAGTACGATTCGCTTCGCATTCGTTAATAGCCATGATGACTTCGTTCCGACTCATGCCCCGAATCTGCTTATCAACAATAAGCTCGGAGTTTGGTGGTTCGTAAGGATTGTTGAACATGGCGCACGAACATAGCGCCACTGGTAAGGCGTAGATAAGACGTTTCATTATTAGCTCCTTCTAGTTTTAGGGTGCAGGGTCACTGGCCGGGAGTAACAAGAAGCTGAAAGGATTAGCCAGCCCCTGCTGCCGGTGTTATTAGCGCCACCTCCGGCTGGGCTACTCAATGCTTTACTCACTACGAAACTTCATCATACACCAAGTTCCTGCTTGTACAACTCAATTATTTTATTGTGGTTAGTTATGTTGTTCCGCAACATACTGTACATACGTGTCTCTACTTCGGAACCCTTTACATGTACTATAGTCATAGCATTCTTCTGTCCCGGCCTGTTAATCCTAGCGTTAGCTTGTAGATACGTTTCTACGCTAGTGACCGGTGCATACCAAATAACAGTATTAGCTGCGGTTAACGTGAGACCGTGTGACGCTGCCTGAGGCTGGATGATAAGCACCTTCGGGTCTTTCTCTTCCTGAAACCTCTTGATAATGTCGTGTCTTTTGTTAACTGATACCTGTCCGCTAATAACATCACAGGTGATGCCAGACTTACCTAGATGCTCTTTAAGTAAAGTTATCGTATGCGAGAATGGCACAAACACTAGAACCTTGTGGCTTGCTTCCTCGATAACTTCTTGCACCACGTTAAGCCTGTTACTTACGTCAAACTCGATAACCTCTTTCTCGTCGGAGTAGACCGCGCCGCCTGAAATTTGTAGTAGCTTGTTAAGCTTTACTGCTGCGTTAACCGACGTAACTTCTTCTCCGTCCGCCTCAAAGATCATCTGCTCTTTCAGAATCTTGTAGTAGGTCTTTTGCTGCGGCGTCAAAGGTGCTTCTCGTTCTACGTACGTTACTTCCGGTAGGTCTAGACACTGCGCTTTCTCAAACCTAATCGCTGGCTGTAGGGCGTTGTGCACTGTTAGTTCTGCATTCTGCCGTGGTATCCAGCGGAACTGCCCTACCTTCTCCATGACTTTATCGCGGAACTGCCCGAAGAACTTAGGCACACCGTCGGGGTTTACCAGCTTAGCTAGACCATACGCATCCACAGGAGACTGCGCCGCAGGTGTACCGGTCAGCATCCATAGCCATGTGTCAGGAGTCAGAAGCGACTTAAGTGCCTTCCACCTATTAGTCTGCATGTTCTTATAGGCAGAAGCTTCATCAGCTACGATGAGGTCGAACCCGCCTTTAGCAATCTCGTCTTTAACTATATCTACACCGTCGAAATTGATAATGACGAACTCTGTATCACTTTGTATTACTTTGATTCGCTGCTCTTTCTTACCGTACGCTACGTCGCAGGTTCGATGCACCGCAAACTTAAACAGGTCTGCTTGCCATGCCGACTTCATAATCGACAACGGACAAATAATAAGAACTCGTTTAATAACGCCGAGCTTCATTAGATAGTCCGCTGCCCATATCACTGCCGCTGTTTTACCCGTACCCTGCTCGTTAAAGCAGAACGCACGTTGCCGTAGGGTAAGGAACGACGCGGTAGTTTTCTGATGGTTGAAGGGCTTGTGTAGTCCCGGCCAGTTATAGTCTCTTGTGATGGTGCTAGGCACGTCTTTAATACGTAGCTTAGCCAACTCCTGAGACTCTTTTAGACCAAAGAATACGGCGACATCGTGCAGCCCATCAGGTAGCCAGCCGATGATCTTGCTCTTCTTGATCTTCTCGGTGACTAGATGTGGTCGTCTTGTTCTAATCACGAGAACCTTGTCATCTATTATTCGCACTATTTCTTACGCTCGCGTTTACTAGTTTCAGACACTAGCTTATGGGCAGAGTTACGTTTGAACGAGCGGTTTGTCGCCGCGCTCTCTACCTTCAGCCCGTCCTTGTTGCTACCGCCTTTAGACAATGCTTTAACATGGGCAACGTCTTTACCCTTGCGGTCTACACCTTCTTTATCTAGCTTACGCCTAGCACGTTGTCTCTCCATTCGAGCAGGGAGTTCACCCCGCTCTTTCTGAAGTTCGTACTCGTGCTTATACGGCCTTGGGGTCTTTGTGTAGGGCATGATAGTCGCTCACTGGTTCGAAACCTAGCTCCTTAAGGTCTGTCTCCCACAACGGCTTACGCTCTTCTTCGTCTGCTACTCGGAGCATCTTACCTATCGTGATGCTTATCTCTAACATCATCTCTTTTTTGTATGTAGCAAAAGCCTTGTGCACTTCGTTAGCTACCATTTTTTCTACTTGGCGTGAGAGAAATTTATTTACTTCTCTTTCTACTCGTTCGTTTACTTTGTTCTCTAAGATGATGGCTGAGTCTACTGCTTCTTGATCTAATTCGTCACTCATTATGGTCTCCGATTATGTGAACACTCTACTACTGGGCAGAACTTACACAGGGGACCAGCGTTAGGATTCCATACCCCTGTCTTAATAGCTGCATCGAGTCTTATTAGCTCCGGCTCCATGCAGTTCAGATACGACGAGCGCATGATGTACTCGTGCTCTTTCTTCACTATCTCATTACTAACCACAAACAACAAGGCCGATTTAATAATAGCGACATCGGGGAAGTGCGTAAAGACTGCACCGGCCAGCAGGTCTAGCTGCTTCGTATCGGCATACTTGGCGTTCTTGCTTGTCTTGTAGTCAACTAGCCAAGCTTGCTTTTTCTCTTTGTTAACTATCAGTAGGTCGGCTATTCCGCGCCACCATACATCTTTGGCAAAGAAGTCACACGCCACGAAGCGACCATCCCTCTTTGCCACGCCAAGTTTGATTTCGCAGTGCTTCTCTCCCTCAATACGGCTGAGTGCTTCCAGTGTCGGCGCAATAAATTTAAACTTCGGTGGTATGGCAGTGGCACTCTTAATAAAATTCTCAGCTGCTGAATGCAGCTCCTTGCCGTATACGGTTGCCGTCGAGTCTTCATCTTTCACATCCTTTACTACCCGCAAGTGATAATACTTCTTCGGGCACTGATCGAAGGTTTTGATGCTGCTATAAGACCAAGCTAGGGTCATATCTTCCTCTGACAAACGAACGCTTGAATGTCTACGCGGAACGCGCCAGCGAACTTACAATCAGCTGCGATACTACTTTCCGTATTGACTACACCTATCCATAGCCCTAAGCAAAACAGAACTACGGCTACGAGCGACTTCGCCCACACAGCGTTGACGAACGCCCATATTTTTTTGAAGTCAATAGCGTCTACTATCATTTCTCTAGCCCTTTCATAAGCATGACCATTGCTATAGCTTGGCTAAGAGTCTGGCCTTCCTCAACAATAAACATCTCGTGCTCCCACTCCCAATGCCCTCCCGCCAGAGCGTGAGGCTTTTTTATGCTTACTTCTAGCAGCCTTCCGTTCGCTGCATATATCAGCTTCACCATAATCTCAGGGGTGGTATTGTGGTCGGCGTCTCTAGCTACAGCGAACAACTCGCTTTTTCTGGCTTCCCTTTTCGTACGCCGCTGCACGTAATCGCCCAGCGAAGACCCTAGTAGCCCTGCCAGTATGCCAGCCGCACTCCATAAAATAGGTTCTAACATTCTCCGTAGCTCCTTCCGTGTCCTGCTTCATAATTTAAAGGTAAATCTGGCGCCCACTTAGGTCTGAGTCTCATGCAGATACCGACGAACTCCATCGCTGTTTCTACTTCTTCATGCGGAACGATACATGCCACAGCATCATGCACCGTCATTACTACCTTGTACCTCTTTGCTATCACTAACATCTGCTCGCCAATAGCTATCCTCGCTAAAGCTTGACAGACATTCTCTGTTACCTTGCCGCCATATATCCTATTAGCTATGATGGCTTTACCCCTCTTTGTATCGTACACCATTTCTGAACTGCCGTCATCCTTTTGTACGACTCTTATGTTCGGGTACTTGATATACATACCATTAGGTAACTTGATACCTTTACTACCTTCTATTTTGAGGATGCCTCCGCGTCCAAGCTCGCTACTCTGGTTGTCACGGATTGTCTCGAGAGCCTTGCCCGCAGCCTTCCAGAAAGCGGAGATTTTGGGATACGTTTCCCTGTAGACCGAAATGATGCGTTGGCACTCTTCGATAGGTAGGTCGGTACCGAAAGTCTTAAGCTGAGCCTTGAATTTAGTCGCGCCCATACCGTACCCTGCCCCAAGAATCGTCGTCTTGCCAACGAACCTTTCCTCCTTCGAAATAGCGGCAATCGACTTACCATAAATAGCCGACGCCATGATCTTATAAACATCCTCTCCATTCTCGAATGCCTCCACTAAGTCATCTTGCTCCGCCAGCCACGCCAGCGTCCGCGCTTCGATCTGTGATGAATCTGCGTCGATCATCTGGTAGCCGACCGGTGCGCATATCGCGTGTTTGATCCTGCTCGAGCGGGGAAGGTTTTGAAGGTTTACTTTGTCATCACCACCCCACCGCCCTGTGTGAGCGGCGTAGTAGCGTAGGGGAACTGGCATCGTTCCGCGTGAGGCGATCTCGATGAAGCGTTGTGTCCGAGTTTCTTCCAGCGTAGACTTTACGCCTAGCCGCGCTGCTGCAACAGCTTGAACAAGTAAGTCGTCATGCTCGAGTAGCGCCTTGAACCCCTCGTCACTCTTAGAGAAAGCATAAGTCTCTTTACCTGTAGTCGGGCTAATCTTCATCGGCGGTTCGATACCTAATGCGCGAAGCGTACCTGCGAACTTCACGTTAGACATCAGCTGCTCTTTGTCTACCATCGTCACAGCGTCTAGCAAGTCTTTCTTCTTTACCTGCACTTCGTGTATATGATCTAGCAGCATGTTCGCATCTAGCTCTAACGCGGGTTCCGAGAACATACGGATAGTTAGGTCTATCAGTTTAAGCTCACTAACGGCGTACCCCTGCGACAGTATCTTGAACAGCTCTAGCGTCAGCTCGCAGTCGTTCTTACAGTACTCGCCGTACTTCGCTAGGTCGTGCGCTGTAAAGTCTGTACGTCGTTTACCTATCGCGTTTACAACTTCGGTTCCTTTCTCCCCGAGGCCGTAGTACTGTGCCAAGGCTGCAAGCGAACCTCCCACTTCGATGGTATGCAAAGCCCTTGCCATGCTAAGAGTATCAAGCCAAGCCCTAGGCCGGATATCAAAACGCCAGTTAAGAATAGCGGCGTCAAACATAGCGTTATGAGCCAAGACCATGTGCTCTTGTAGGTCAAGCGAGTCCAGAAACTTTTTGATCTTGTCGGGTGTACCTGATACCCATACGGCGTCTCGTCCTTCTTCCTTAACACCGACACCAATGACCTCAAACCTATCGTCACGAATGTACTCCTCTGTAGTTAGCTTAGATAAACTGAATTCTTTGTCATAGTACGTTTCGAAGTCCAGCGCGATTATCTTCATAGTTTTAATTTGCTTAGTATCTTGCTGGTTATAGTTGTGTTCGAAGTCTGTGCCACTGGTACTTCGTATATCTCCCCCGGCTTTATAGCGCCAAGAGATGAGTCGTTCCACCCATAAATTTGTGGTGCTCCTGCCGTAACTCCGGTTCTTCCTACTACTCCGGTCTTACCGGTAGAAATCGTGTACGCATCTAAACCACGCTCTTCTCTTTGCGGGTCTAGCACTTTCTCTATGACGTGCTCGTCGAACAGCGGCGACCATATATGTTCTTTTAATTTGTCGTGTAAGGCTTTTACTTCTTCGTCGGATAGACCACGTAGACGATTACGGTCTCCTGCTACACGGTCAGACACAGCGTTCTGTATATCGACCCACTTACCGAAAGGCTGTCTGAACTCCTCAGGGTGCGACTCTATGCGAGATAGAATTGTTTTTACTCCGTTACTAAAGTTATCGTTTTTCACCTGTTAGCTCCTGTAGGATTGTCTCTAATACTATTAAGTTAGTCTCCCTAATTACAGCGGCCACTCCATGTGCTTTGCGGATATTGTCTAGCTCGCGTACCTGTAACGCAGTAGGTTTATTGTCGCCCGCTTTGCACTCTATACCTATGAACCTTCCACGAACACAACAGACAATATCGGGCACACCTGAGCGTCCGTACCCATGTGTTGCAGGGTAGAAGTAATAAGCATCGTACTTCTCTAGCAGCTTTACCACGGCTGCTTTTACTTTCGACTCAGGTGTAGCCATTACGCATCTACCTTTCCTTTGATTAAATTTGTAAGCTCAGCATATGCTGCGTTACGATGGTCGTTAGTCTTTGCCATAACTACTTCTCTAGCCGTCTCAAAGACTTCAACCAACCTAACCAACATACGCGCTGCTTCCAGATCATCTTCATCTCGAGGCATGTGTCTTAAATGTTCTGCCAATTCGTGTGCCCTATATTTAATACTCATTCAGATGCGTCCCTAGCTCTAATCATTGCATCGGCTATCTTGTAAGATCGTTCAGCACCTTTTTCATCGTCTAGGTCTGCACCTTCTCCCCATGTGACTCCGCTGTGCGCTAACATGCCTTGCATCGCCAGCGCGGCGAATATGTCTCTCATCTCTTCTACCATTTTGCTTCTCCATGTGTTTCTGGCGTAGGCTTCGGGGGGATGAACTTAGCTTTCTCTACTAGCTTCCATCCCTCTTGCACGAATCGTGCAGCCTCCCACCTAGTCCAGAATTTTCTGAATAACTTACCTTCCTCGTCGTAGACTTCGAACCTCATGGCTTCTTACCTATGAGTTCACGAATCTGCTCGATAGAAAGATCAGTGTTGTCGTAAACAGCTAGGATGATTCGCGCCGATATAGCTTTCTTACCGTTACGAATCCGACTGATAACAGGTGGCGTTATGTGCAGTCGTTTAGCCAGCGCGTAGTCACTCTGCCCCCATCCATTCTTCTTCAGGTAGTCGAACAATGGGTATTCTTGTTTGAGTTGT